AAGCGCGTCAGGACGCTGATGAACCGTATGGGCATTGAAGCCATCTACCGCAAACCCAACACCAGCAAGAAGCACCCCAAGCATCCGGTCTACCCTTAAGCGCCTCCCACACGGTCACTTGTTGGTCAAAGATGGCATCAAACACGTCGCCGCGTTCCGCCCAGGTTTGCTCCAGTTGATAGAGTGCCGCGAGATCAATTCGCGTATCGATTAACTTTGCGCCATAGCTCGCACGCAAGATGTCGGCAAAGGCCCAGGTGATGGAGCGTGTGGGTGATGATGCTGTCCAGCCTGTTTCTGGCGCCCAGCAAGGCAACTTGCGGGTGACGATGCAGTTGATCAAGCGGCTGGAGCGTTGCGACAGGTTATCGGTGGCGCGCATGCGGATGGCCAGCAAGGTCACTGCGGGCAACTGAGCTACCGTATCCGCCAAATAGGCACGCGCCTCGCCCCAGCGCACCTCATGCCCAGCCCGGGAGCTGCTGTCTTTGGCATCCACGCGCGTCGCGCGCACCTCAAACCGCCCTGGCGTGACCGGGTAGCTGAAGGTCAGGCGCTGGGGCGTGCTTGTGGCCAGCGTCAGGCTTTCTGTACCGAGACTGGCCCAGTCGCCCAACGGGTCGCCTTCGTCGTCGATGCGGCGGGCGGCAACTGTCCAGGTGGCGGTGCGGGCATCGAGCCCGCCGGCATCATTGGCGAAGTAAAGACCGCGCGGCAGCAGGATGTCGATTCCAATATGAGTGGCCTGGGTTTCTTGCGGGTTGAGCGCAAAGCCGCCGATCCAGACCCCGGCCAGCAGTTCCTGCCCGGCCACTTCAGCGGCGGTGACCACATCCGGATTGAACAGCGTATTGCGTCCCCCGGGCGGGATGACTTGTATCTCGACTTCTTCGAAGGCTGAAATTGGCGTGTCTTCGATGCGAATTTGCTCGATATCGTATTCACCCAAGCCGATGCAGTGGAGTTGGTGCAGGTACTGCTCGTTGTTGCGGTATTCGCCATAAGGCGTGCTGGCCAAGTCGGGATAGACCAGATGCCGACCATAGATGACCGGGATGGGCTGCGCCAAGCGTGCGTAGTTACCCTGACCTTGCAGGCTGTAAGTGGGTGAAGGCTGCGCCATACTGCCACCACCCGTTGCAAAGGATGGCATATTGGGCGTGGGCAAGGGCACCATGGCGCTGACCAAAGCGGAGCCAGCCGTCATGATGATGGCCGATCCAACGGCAGTGGCCAGATTGCCTGAGAAGCCCAGACTGGCGCCCAGCGGCCCACCATAAACGGTGGCGACCACCATGACTGCGATCATCAGCACGGTGCGCAGAGGGTTTTTTCCGCCGCCGCCTCCGCCACCACCGCCCTGGGGTAGTAAGACGAATACGAGGATGCCGTCGATGCGGGTTGTCGCCCAATCGGCACGCAGTACCGGTGCGCCATCCTTGATGCACAAAGTGGGCACTTCAAATTCTGTGATGCCCTGCGACTGCAGCCATTGGCGAATGCTGAGATGGGGGCTGGACGGTAAAACCTCATGCACCTCGCGCTGATTCGGCTGGAAGGGGTTGCGCAGCATGATGACGGCGCTGCTTGCGTGGCTGTTCATCGGGAATCTCCCGCAAAGCGGTAGAACCCCTCGACCCGCCAGCCATGTAAAAGCAGTTCCGGCAGTTTTTGATAAACGACACCCGCGTCTTTGACTGCATGCAGCACGCCGCCACCATCGACATCAAGCCAGACGCCAACATGCACAGGGTGGCGGGACTGGCGTAACAGCACAGCATCGCCCTCTTGGGGGCGATTTTTGGTGCATTCCACGTTTTGCCAACGCTGCCGCTCGGGGTGGTCGCGGAATGCGCCCAGCACGGCACGCAGGTCGTCCGCGTTGACCGGAATCTCCGGCAAATCGCGGGCAAAGTGGCAACGTTGCACGGCAAGAAACAGGCCCCAACAGTCGTAGGCATCTGGTCCGCGCGCGCCAGCAAGCCAAGGTAGGCCGATGTACTGGTTGGCCCAGTGCTGCGGGCAGGCTATGGAGCCTAAGTTTTGATTTGACATGGAATCACTTAATGGCTAATATAAGATCATGAAGCCGAACTACAAACGCCCCTTCGCGCAGTACGTCAAGAAAGCGCACAAGCCCTTGCAACTGGCGATTGAAGACGCTGTGGAGTTGGTTTGTGACTCACCGGAAATCGGTGAACTCAAGGTGGGCGATCTGGCGGGGATACGGGTTTACAAGTTCCGCTTCAATCGCCAGGAATATCTGGTGGCGTACCGCCCCCCGGGCAAAGATTTGCCCCTTGAGTTTTTGATCATCGATTTCTATCAGGTGGGGTCACACGAGAACTTTTACGAAGAGCTGAAGCACTACTTGCGTCAGGAGAGCAGCAAAGGAGAAACGAAATGAGCCACGCCATGAACCAATCCCTCACAGCAGAAGACCTGTTTTCTGAAATGAAGCGCATGCCTGCGGTGGAGCGCACCCGGTTTTTTTCACTGCTGACCGGTAATGCTTTTCGCGACGATGATTTCAGCCACGAACAGGTGTTCGGCCATCTGCAGCAGGAGCCATTTTCTGCATGGGAGGCAGCGGAGTACCTTGAGGTCTCCGTACCCACCCTGCGTCGCTACGTTCAATCCGGCAAACTGGTACCGAGTCACGTTGTTGGCCGCAACCAGATGTTCTCTGCCCAGACGCTGCGGGCCTTCAAACGCACCAGAAACTGAGGGCGCAGTCCGCGTCGCTGTTATCGCGTGAGCCCCGGAAACGTCTTGGCGGTGTAGCTGATACCCGGAAATGATTTGTTGCCGACATCAAGCATTCGCGCCCGCCCGGTGATGCGAAAGATGTCAGCTTCAACTTCAGTAAGCACCAGGTGGATGGGCGGGTCCATTTGCGGGCCTTCCAAATCGGTCGACAGGTACGGGCGGTATGTGACCTCGATCACCGCCTGCGATTCGGCGGCAGCATCAAGATGACGGACAATTTCACGCGAGACGTTATCCAGGGTGACGGTGATCTCGGGCACCGGCAGGGTGTCCACCGGCGGCAGATCAAGCTCGAAACCCATGGCGACAAAGCGCACCATCTCGCCACCGTTGAGCGCCGCCGAGGCTTCCAAACGTGCATCCAGATTGGCGGTGTCACGCACTACGCGAATGGCGGTGGTTTGGCCGAGTTCATCCACAAAGGCAGGGTGACGTAGCTCCAGCGTGTGCAGAATAATCTGGTTGGATGGTGCGCTGGCGTAGGCTTCTTTCAGGGCTTGGGAAAGGGCGGTGTCTGGCATGGCTACGCTTCTGGCTTGCTGTCAAACCCCAGCCTGGTTTTCTTCTCTTTGCCTGCCGCCACCTGCTCGGCGACGAAGGCCGCGTAGTCCGGATCGTCGGTGCGCAGGGCTTTGAACTCGTCGTCCACCGAGTAGCGGGCGCGAATGGCGGCAGCAATATCGAGGTTGATTTGCCGGATGGCAGGGCTGGCCGCCTTGAGGGATGTCAACTCTTCCTTGCTGGCGCGCTTGCACCGGAGCCGTGGATCCTGCTTAGCCAGGTGCTTGGCCAATGCTGCGCCTGCAGGGACGGAGATATAGCGCCGCCCGTCTATCTGGCCAAGGTCGTCGATGGCGGGGCCATGCCATTCGGTGAGAAGCAGTGAAACGTCAGCGATGGCATCGAAGCCGTAGACAGTATTGTTCATTTCTGGGTTTCCTTGGGTTAAACCAGGCAGGGGCGGAAACTGCCGTTGGTGCCTCGCACACTGGTGTCGCCCACGATGCCGTAACCGTTGTAGCCAGCAGCATAAAGTTCGCCGCTGGTGGCAAGCAGCCAACTGGCCAGACCCGCTTCGGCGTAGTTGTTGTCGCCAGCACGCAGGTCTTGCACCGTCACGCCAACAGGCAATGGAACTTCCTGCGCCCCGTTGTTCGCGCCAAAGCCATACCAGGACGCCCCGTGGTTGCCCCAGTTATTGGCTCCAGCAGCGGCCAGCCGATTGTCAGACGAGAGAAAAAACACCGAGTTGTAGCGCGAGCCGCCACACCCGATAACCTTGGTGATCTTGCCCTGCATACCAGTGGGCAAAGCACATTCCACAGGTGCGTTCCGCTGGGTGAAATCCCCTGTAGCACAAGTACCACGGTCATTAAAGCCCCAAGAGAACACCCGACCATCAGTGCGCAAGGCAAAGCTGCTGGTGTACCCCGCACCCGCGACAGCAATGTCCGCCACGCTATTGAGCCCCCCTGCGACCAGCGTCCAGGCATTGCGCGCGTTCGCATCGCCCACACCCAGACTGCCGCCAAGATTGCTACCCACGGCATAGACCGTACCGTCTGCTTTGAGGGCTAAGGCCATGGACGCGATGGAGCCGTGATTAGTGCCGTTCCAGTAGCCACCGGCTGCCGAGACCACTTTCCCGACACCGGTCAGGGTGGATAGCACCGGGCTTGAGCGAGCAACGGCATCACCCAGCCCCAGTTGACCTTCGGCATTGCGCCCCCAAACCCACAACGCACCGCTGGCATTCCAAGCATAGAGCGACGCCAGCGAGGCAGAAACCGTCAGGCCAGTTACGTTTGTCAGCGTGCCGACCCGAACCGGTAATGACTGATTGGCCACGGAGCCATTTCCAAGTTGCCCGTCGCTGCCATAACCGCAGGCAAATAGTTCGCCGGTGCTGGTCAGGAAGAAAACGCAGGTGTATTGCCAGTAGTTGTCATAGCCGACGCGCAATCCAGCGATGCTTTTGGGATTGGTGGTAACGAAATGCTCGATGCGGCGCAGGTGGTCGCGGTTGGTGGTATCGCCGTGCCCCAGATTGCCGTAGCCGTTGTAGCCACCAGAATAAACGTAGCCTTTGCTGGTGACGGCATACACGGCATAGCCGCCGACCGCGACTTCGGTAAAAAAGTCGTCAGCATCGAGCCGGGGAACGACTTCGACGGTGGACAGGGTGCCCCGGCTGAAATCAGCCCAGTCGTACCCAGCCAACAGTGCATAACCACCCACATTGCGGCCCATGATCTTAATTTGCTTGCCGCCATTGACGATGACAGGGAATACCCAATGCTGACCGCCCCAGTCGTTCAGGCGCGGCAACTTGCTGAAGGTTTCGTTGGGACGGCTGGAAGGCGCGCGCCAGATCGGCACGCTGCCAGGCCCGGTGGAGACAAGGCATTGATCTGACGGGCCGGCAGGGAGTCGGGTTTCCACTTGGCCGTCGTGAGTAAGCAGATCGCCGGTAGCGGTGAGACGTGCCTGCGCGCCTTTTGCCATAAGCGACCAATAAACAATGCTGGTGGGAAGATTGCCCGTGGTTGTGGCAATGCAGATGTAACTGCTGCCGCCATACTCGACAAGATCGTCGGGTTCGTAGGCTGTGGCAGCGTTGTAGCTGCCACGCCAGACGAGTTTGATCTTGCCCAGATCAAGAAGATTGGCCATGGAGTTATCCTCGAAAAATGATGGCTGAAAGAAAATAAACTTCGGTGATCAAAACGACGCGACCATGTGTCCGTTTGGCTGCAGGGCGAACTGGATTCCAGGCGGTGCGAAAAATGCAGTGGCGTAGTCCCTCGAGGCAAAGGTCGCGATACCACCTTGCTCACTTGTGGTCACGAATAGGC